ACGCATGAACTCCTCTTTCATCTTACCCATCACCACTTCCTCCCATTATTTTTATAAACTTCACATGTTTCATAATCTCATAGACTTCGTCAGTGACATCCTCGCCGTCATATTCAACCTCCATGTCAGTATCCCCAAAGTCAGGGTCTTCCGCATACAGTTGGCTTAGAGCGTCAACCATATCCTGACCATCTTTCGTTTGGACATGGAATTGAACTGCGCCGTTCTCACCTTCATACCATCCGCTTAACTCACCCATCACCACTTCTCCCCAAACACTTTGCGGAATACCTCGTCCAATATCTTGTCCATCTCACGATCAGTCATCTTTTTTCTCCAACTTCTTGGGCCTAAGTTTGGGCCGAATACTGGTCACAGGGGCTAGCGACTTGTCCGTGTAAAACACATGCGAACCAATCGTACCCAGAACCTCTAACTTATGACGCCAGACAGGACGCACCTTCGTCGAATGGTAGTACAATGCCCCCGTGTTCAACGTGTCGCCACCCATGGCCCCCCGTGCTACAGCCTCCGCTTGAACGTACAAGGAAGGGTCAGTCTTATACTTCTTACCAGCCTTGTAGAAACTAAACTGACGAGACTGCTTAACAACTTCGCAAGCAGACGAAGGCCAACGAGGATCAGAAACCCTGTTCATAATAACTTCCGCTACAGCACGTTGGCCCACGGTACTTTCACCCCGAGCCTCGAAGTAAACAGCCATCGCGATACAAGATAAAGTAGTCAACATCACACTGCCTCCTCTTCCGGTTGCCAGCACTTGTCCTCGCCGTGGTAATACTCACCCTCAAACATGCCGCCCTCGTCCTGATAATCAGCTTGGACCTCAATGCCCATCGCATGAAGGCGATCCCATACAGGAACAGGCGGACACCACGCCGTCCAACAACGGAACGAGAACCACGCAACCTTCTGGTCATCCGTATACGCAAGACCGTCATGGTCGATCTCAGCCTCGCAGACATCCCACTTCGTACCCCAGTTCTTGTTCCTCCACTCATACCAGTCAGGCATAAGCTGATCCGGCTGCGTCTCCTTGGCCCACACCTCAAACGGCATGGGCGCAATCGTGCTGCAAAACTCTGGCTCCGACTTCGACAGCGCAGCATGCAAGTGCTGGATCAAATGGGTCGGGCCTTGAAGGTACACACTCTGATAGCAATGATTAGGCATTAGGATACAAACTCCAGATCAAAAGAATAATAAGGCTCAACATATCCCCACTCACAGTCACTAGGGATCTGCATCGAGGCAAAGATAGCCCACTCATAGGGTCCCGCTTCTAGGCTCACGGCCCAATTGGCCTCGCGACCATGGGCCTTGCGTTGAGAGGGTGTCCAAATCGAAACCTCATAGTCAGGGTTCATGCCAACCTTGCGGCACCAGTCACACAGTGCTCGGTGCAAGGCCTTCGCTGCTCGGCCCTTGGTCTTGTAGGACGCAGGATCCCAGTCCAAGGTCATCGTGCCTTCTTCCATACAATCTACAGTAAACATTTCTAGTCCTTTCGTAATGTTGAATACTTGTAGACTATCAACATACAAAAGAGCTGTCAAATAAAAAGATCAGAAGGGGCTGTTTACGCTGTATACACATTTTCACTAGATATTTTAGAAAAAGCCCAAAGGTAAAAAGTTTTCGTGTAAATCTTGTAAACAGCGTAAACAAACACACTATAGTTGAGCCGACTGTTTACACCTGTTTACAATAAGGCCTTATTGTTTACGTTTCAGCCCTTGGAATTTCTCAAGCAGACAACACCATTGCTGTAAGCTGGCAACAACCTTGAGGGTAAATCGTGTAAACAGCGTAAACATTTGTAAACAGCAGCGGCCCCCTTGAACTGGTCGATCCTGTTGTTGTATTGTTGTTGAAAACATGGAGAGTATTCATGCCGTCGATTAAGAAGAAGATCGAAGAAGAACACGGGCGAAAGCTCACAAACAGACAGATGACTTTTGCACAGAAGATCGTGGAGGGCATCTATTCCAATGCTGAGTGCGCCCGCAAGGCCGGGTACTCGCACGATGTGGCCCCGAAACAGGCGTCGATTTTGTTAAACGGGCGGGATTACCCGCATGTTTTGGAATACATCACTGAGCTTCGCGAGGAACGAGAACGCAGATACGGGGTGTCCACCATCGGCCAGCTTGAGAGGCTGCATCAATTGTCTCTGGGTGCGGAGGACGCTGGGCAGTTTTCGGCTGCTATCAATGCGGAGAAGATACGCTCTGCCCTTGGTGGTTTGACCATCGACAGGCGGGAAACAATCAACACCATCGATCAGCTTTCACGGGATGAGATCACCGCTCGACTTGCTACATTGCAGAAGCAGTATCCCCAAGCCTTCCAGATCGAAGGGACCTACAAGGATGTGACCAATGAGCAAGGGACCGGAGGCGAACTTCTGGACGCAATTGAGGCAGAACCTGCCGAAGAAGTGCTTCGCGACAAGGATTGAAAACAAGCACGGCGGCGGTGTTCCTGATGTGCATTTGGTTTGGGACGGGTTGTCGTTTTGGTGTGAGTTAAAGGTAAGCAAGGGAAACGCAGCAAACATCTCGCCTCATCAAATTGCGTGGAATGCTGCATATTGGGCCCGCGGCGGCTCAAATTTCTTCTTAGTAAAGAGGGCCTCTCACCGAGACATACTTTTGTTTGAGGGAGATCAGGGGGCCATGTTAGCTGATGCCGGCCTTTCTGGGACCCCAGGGTCGAGGTTCGAGAATCCGAAGGCGCTGTTCGCGGCTCTTCGTCCTCGGCTTCTGGACCGTTGCCCTGCTGCCCCACGCGGCGTGTGATTGTCCTGCTGCCCCACGCGCGCGACCCCCGTCCGAGGAACGAGGACCAACAAGAATCTTGTGCCGAAGGCACTCAATTTTTTAGCGCGTCGTGACGCGCAATGCGATCATGCCCGAGTGAAGCGAGGAATAGCATGACGCTCCGTGATGATAGTAGTTGAAGGAGGGACCGAAGCCCCTCCTCTGTTGTTAGATGACACCCATCAATACTGACGCGGATTCCATAGTGTTTGTTCCGCAGCTTTCGCACCAGCCGTGGTCCTGATCGGGTTCCATTTCGGTGCTGTAGTTGCATTCTTTGTTCATGCATATGGCAGGATTGACGCCTTCGCACATGTAGTCTTCGACCATGTCACTGGGGTCGTTGTAACCCCAGTCCATAGTTAGGCGATGTAGTTTGTTCATGTTAGTGCTCCACTATTGCGATTGATTTGGCGTTAGATGCTCCGTTGCAGAGCTTGCAGTCGGTGCATTGTACTCGACGGCCTGCCTCTTTGGATGCGGGGCATAGGACCTCTCGTGTTGGATCGACCTTGAGTATGTCTGGTACGACCCTGAAGGTGCGGCGACCAGCTTCCCAGTGAGTCAGAGCTTCTTCGTATGAGTCCGCTGACTGCATTGCGATGTCTGGTCTCCATCCGATCTGATGGGTATAGGCCGTGTGGTTACGAGCTTGACTGATTAGTTGTTCCCAAACGTAGTCAGGTACGGCAGCTGGATCTCCGTATGTGCCGACGCGAACGAATCGCCCAGCGCCGAGTGCTCGTCGTTTAGATGAATCGGTAGCTGGTGGGTAGACGCCGCGCTCGAATGCTCTGAAGACGATCAGGACACCCTGCCCGAGGTTGACGTAACAGCGTCGGCCCTTCGCGATCTTGCGCTTGGGGTCATCTGTTGGGGTGCCGCGCATGATGCAGCTGCCGCAGATGGTTGAGTCTCGGCCTGTCTTGCTGGCTTCGAGAGGATTCTCCAGGGTTATGATGTACGTCTGAACGACGGCTCCTGTCTTGGTGTTGCGGTTAGAGTATGTGGCGATAACCACAATAGGCTTACCGTCGAGCTGGCTTGGCCCCTTGTAAATGATTCCGCTTTTCATGTTGGTTCTCCTTTGTGTGGTGCGGGAGCCGAAGCCCCCGCTGGTTGGTTAGTCTACAGTGACGGTGAATGTTTTCGAGTTGAGGACGAAGTCGACCTTGTCGTCGATGTCGAAGTCTTCCTCGACCATTGAGAGTATGTCGGCACGATGGTCCTCGATATCGAACGATGCTGCGGTGTCGATGCCCTCCTGAATGTCGGCGAGCTTCATCTCTATCCGCTCGTCCACCTTGTCCTGAATGATGGCGATGATGATGTCGGTGAGTTGTGTTGTAAGATTATCCATAGTGTGTGCTCCATTCTGGTGTTGAGGATAGAAGGCGCCCGTAGCGGGTCACCTCTTGTTTGTATGTGTCACCCATCTCCCAACGTCCGTCGGTGAGCGGTGACCGTGCTGCCACGAACCATCGCGCGTAGGGATCTTTGGCCTCGCTTGATGGCTGCTTGTAGGT